GCGTTCGTTCCGAATAATATTGCTGAACAGTTCTTTGCTTCTGTTTATCCTACTATCTCATCTGGTAAAAATACCAAAGTTATTATCATATCTACCCCTCACGGGATGAATATGTATTATAAGATATGGCACGATGCTGAAAGAAATAAGAACGAATATATTAATACAGAAGTGCACTGGTCACAAGTTCCAGGTAGAGATGCAAAGTGGAAAGAGCAAACTATAGCAAACACATCGGAAGCACAGTTCAGAGTTGAGTTTGAATGTGAGTTTCTAGGATCTGTGGATACACTAATTTCCGCAAGTAAATTAAGATTGATGGTTTATGAGGATGCCTTACACGCTAGTAAGGGACTAGATATTTACGAAGATCCAATTAAAGGTCACTCATATACAATGACTGTTGACGTAGCACGCGGAGTTGATGGAGATTATTCTGCGTTCTGTCTATTTGATACTACCGAAGTTCCGTATAAATTAGTTGCTAAGTATAGAAATAATACAGTTAAACCCCTTTTGTTTCCAGATATTATATCTCAAACAGCAAACGCATACAACCACGCATATGTTTTAGTAGAAGTAAATGATGTAGGAGCACAGGTTGCAGACATACTTCAGTATGATCTTGAGTATGATAATGTATTGATGTCTGCTATGCGTGGTAGAGCAGGACAGGTAATAGGACAGGGATTCTCTGGTGGTAAAGTTCAACTAGGTGTTAAGATGTCTACTGCTGTTAAGAAGGTTGGATGTTCTAACTTAAAACAATTAATAGAAGATGATAAGATGCTCTTATGTGATTATGATATTATATCAGAACTAACTACTTTTATTCAGAAAGGTTCATCTTGGCAAGCAGAAGAAGGATGTAACGATGACCTTGCTATGTGTCTTGTTATGTTTGCTTGGTTAGCAGTGCAACCATATTTCAAAGAACTACACGATAATGATGTACGTGTTCAGATGTTTGAAGAACAAAGAGAAGCAATAGAAGCAGATATGGCTCCGTTTGGGTTTGTTGATAATGGTATGGACGATACAACATATGTGGATGATGACGGTAATGTATGGAATGCTGATCCTTATGGTGAAACATCCTTTATGTGGGAGTATAGGAATTCACTAGGATGAACCTCGAAGATGAATTAGAATTAGAGCACCTGTTATTTGTAGATAGGCGATGTAGAAAATGTTTAGTAACTAAGAATTTAATAGCAGACTTTTATAAAACTAGAAAGGACAGAGGTAACTTTCCATCTGCATACGCATATGAATGTAAAGAATGTACAAAAAAACGTGTACAGGTAGGTAGAAGGAATAAAAAAACTATTAAATTATCTCACTATCCTGACTGGTAGATAGTTCACGTTTTGTTTCCCCATCAGAAAGATCGGTATTAATAAATAATTCTAGTAAAATTGGAAGCATTTTTCAAGGAGAATTAAACAATGGCATCCACCCAACTTTCACCAGGGGTTGTCGTACTTGAAAAGGATCTGACAACAGTTGCAAATGCAACTCTAGATAATGTGGCAGTGATAGTCGGTTCCTTTGAAAAGGGTCCTGTCAACAAGATAGTTGATATTACAAGTGAGAAAGAATTACTTTCTACATTTGGAAGACCTAATGATTATAACTACGAATACTGGTACAGTGCAGCACAGTTCTTACTCTATGGCGGTACATTAAAAGTCATAAGAGCAGAAGCAAGTGCACTTAAAAACGCGATTGACACAGCACAAACAACGCTGACTACTTTCTCTGCTGCGGATACAACTCTTACAGTTACATCTTCAACAGACATTTCACAAAACGATTACTTACTAATCGACGCTGAAATACTACAAGTCACTGCTGTTAACAGTACAGACCTAACAGTTCTACGTGGACAGTTAGCATCTGCTGCAACTTCACACGCTGCGGGATCTTCTATTACATTGATAGAGGCAGCAGGAACAGCAACAACTTTAAATGAGGGTGGAACACTTAGTTCATCTGATACAACAGTTACAGTTGCTGATGCAGGTACACTTGGTGTACAGTTAAACGATTACATCAAGATAGAAGATGAAATCGTACGTGTCAGTGCAATCGTTGGAAACGACTTAACCGTAACACGTGGAGAACTAAGCACAACTGCTTCATCTCATACAGATGGAGTTGCTGTTAGTCGCTTAACAGTTACAGTTAGTAAAACAACTATTAACGAAGAAACATCTACTGGTGTTACTGCACCTCTTATCAAGAACCTTGAGCAGTATGAAACAAGTGTAGAGACAGCATCTAATGCTTGGAAATGGGGTTCAAGATTCCCTGGAATCTATGGTAACTCATTAAGAGTAGTAATGACTGATGCAGGTCCAGACCAAATCTTATCACTTGCACAACCAACATCTGCTGAATGGGATTTCAGAACTAAGATTTCAAACAGTACAAATGTAACCTATCCTTTGGGCAACTCTTCTGGTAAGATTTTCTCATACACAATGGTGGTAACATTTGATGCTACTACAATCAACGGTGACTTCAATAAGAATGAATACTGGAGAGCAGAAACTAATGCTTCATCTCCATCATCTATTGACGTTCTTGGTCAAGTTGTAGCATACGATCCTGTATCAAGAAAGATTGAACTTAGCGTAGACTACGCCCAGTCATCTACTGTTCTTGAGATCGGTGATGTTGTTGCTCTATGGGATGCTGCATCTGGTGGTTCTAGAACTGGAGATAAAGCAGTCGTAGCAAGTGTTGAACGTCAGTTACGTGTTGTTAACGCAGCATCAGCATCTGACTTTGCAGCAAACTACACTATAGAAGATGACAACTCAACAACAATTCAAATCCTAAGTGTACGTTCAGACTACGAAGAGCGTTACTACGGTGGAGAACAGAAGTGGATCAATATTGCACCACGTCCTACAACTTCTCCTTGGGTACAAGATCGTGGTGGTGATAATGACCAAATGCACATTCTTATCCTTGATGGAGACGGAAAACTAACAGGAACTCCTGGATCAGTCCTTGAGAAATTCTTGTTTGTATCTAAAGCATCAGACGCTAAGGGTGTACAAGGCGAAACACTTTACTATTCAGACGTAATTAAATCAAACTCTGCATTTGTTTACTGGGGATCTCACGAAGGATCATCAGTTATGGATGTTGACAGTGCTGCTAATGGTAGTTTTGGTTTAACAGGTGTATCTCGCTCATTTGATCTTATCAAATATACTTCACCTATTAAAGATAAAGAAACAAACCTTGGTCGTGAGATCATTGGTACAACAGACGGTCCTACTGTTAAGTACACACTACAAGGTGGTGTTGACGGATATACAGTTGCTCGTTCCGATATTCTCGGAGGATATGATCTTATAGGAGATAAGGAAACAGTTGATGTAGATTACATCTTAATGGGTCCTTCAATGGCAAATGCAAATGATACTGTTGCTAAAGCACAGAAGATCATTGACATTGCTGCAACTCGTAAAGATTGTATCGCTTTCGTCTCCCCATCACGCGGAGATGTAATTGGACAATCAGATACAAACGTGATTGTTAACAAGACTATCGATATGTACGGTAAGTTAAGTTCAACATCATATGCTGTATTTGATAACAACTACAAGTATATCTACGATAAGTACAATGATAAGTACCGCTACATTCCTTGTAACGCTGACGTTGCAGGTCTAGTACTAGGTGCAACATTAAATTCAGAAGCGTGGTTCTCACCCGCAGGATTTAATAGAGGACAGTTACGTAACGCAATCAAACTTGCATACTCACCTCTTAAGGATCATAGAGATAAACTCTATGCTGCACGTGTTAACCCAGTGGTTTCATTCCCTGGACAAGGCATAGTGTTATTTGGTGATAAGACTGCACTTTCATATCAATCAGCATTCGATAGAATTAACGTTCGTCGTCTGTTCCTTGTGTTAGAAGATGCTATCGCCAATGCAGCAAAAACACAACTCTTTGAACTCAATGATGAGTTTACACGTTCTTCATTCAAGAACATTGTAGAACCATTCTTGCGTTCCATACAATCTCGTCGCGGAATCGTTGATTTCTTGGTCGTGTGCGATACGAGCAATAACCCATCTGAAGCAATAGATAGAGGAGAGTTCTTCGCGGAGATCTTCGTGAAACCTACTAGATCTATTAACTTCATCACACTTACCTTCACTGCAACTAGAACTGGTTCTAGTTTCTCTGAAGTAACATCTTAATCAAGAGACTAAACAAATGGCAGAAGCACAACCAGGACAGGTACAAGGAGCAAATATAAAGGCACCTATTTTTACCTTCCGAGATAACGTAAAGGACTTTGCACGTCCTAATCTGTTCCAGGTAGAGGTCTTTGCACCTCCTGTACTACAACAAAGCGTAGTACCTCAACCTGGTGGAGTAACAGGATCAGCAGCAAATGTTCTAGAAACATTAGCAGGTGAATCCCAATTAAATGCAGCGGGAGCAAATGCTTTCGGTACATTCCTTGTTAAGGCAGCAAACATTCCTGCATCTGTTGTAGGAGTTGTTAACGTACCTTACAGAGGAAGACAACTTAAAATTGCAGGGGATAGAACCTTTGAACCTTGGACAGTGACTGTACTTAATGATCAATCATTTAAGTTCAGAGCATTCTTCGAGGCGTGGTCTTCTAATATCCAAGCACTACAGCAAAACTTTCAGAACTCAAATACTATTGCAGACTATCAGTCTGTAGCAAAAGTTCGTCAGATGGACCGTAAAGGTAACATCATTAGAACTTATAGGTTTGAAGGTATTTGGCCAAGTAACATCAGTGCTATCGAACTTGACTGGGGAACAAATGACACTCCAGAAGAGTACACTGTAGAGTTCCAAGTACAATACTGGACATACGATACAGACGTAGATAGCGGAAACCAGTCTTAAAAAGGCGGTTTCTTACCTTGCTAAATATAGATGTAAGAACAGTAATAGTAAATGTCTCAACTTTTTGGTTATTCTCTTGAGCGTGCGAAGAAGGGTCAGAACTCTGGTCCTTCTTTTGTGCGTAAAGAATCTGATGATGCAGCAACACCAGTAGCAGGTGGTGGTTATTTTGGAACCGCTATTGATCTAGATGGTAGTTACAAAGACGAATCAGATTTAATTAGACGATATAGAGAGATGTCCATTCACCCAGAGTGTGATAGGGCAGTGGATGATGTTGTCAATGAAGCGATTGCAGGTGACAGGGATGATAGTCCTGTTGATGTAGACCTTGCTAACTTAGACGTTAGTTCAAACATCAGAAAAAAGATACGGGATGAGTTTCATAACGTACTCAGACTATTAGATTTTGATAAGAAAGCATACGATATATTCCGCAGATGGTATATAGATGGCAAATTATACTACCACAAGGTCATTGATACTAAGAATCCTCGTCGTGGTATTACGGAATTAAGGTACATAGACCCTCGTAAGATCCGTAAAGTAATAGAATTTGAAGCAAAGAAAGATAGACAATTCGTAGATCCACGCACAATGGAAGCACTGACTGCACCTAGGTCAGCAGAATACTATGTGTATAATCAGAAAGGTTTACGTGGTCTTGAAACTACAGGAATTAAGATTGCTTCTGATGCAATATCTTTTTGCCATAGTGGTTTAAAAGATATGAATAAGAATGTGATTATGTCACATCTACATAAAGCAATCAAAGCACTCAATCAACTTAGGATGATTGAAGATAGTCTTGTGATCTATAGATTATCAAGAGCACCAGAACGTAGAATATTCTACATTGATGTAGGTAATCTACCAAAACAAAAAGCGGAACAATACCTCCGTGAGGTTATGAGTCGCTATAGAAATAAATTAGTTTACAATGCTGATACAGGAGAAATTAGAGATGACAGAAAATTTATGTCAATGCTCGAAGACTTCTGGTTGCCCAGAAGAGAAGGAGGACGAGGTACTGAGATCACTACGCTCCCAGGTGGACAAAATCTTGGAGAACTTGAGGATGTCAAATACTTCCAAAAGAAACTCTACCGTGCATTGAATGTACCAGAGTCTAGATTAGAGTCTGATTCTACATTCAACTTAGGTCGTGCTGCTGAGATTACACGTGACGAAGTTAAATTTCAAAAGTTTGTTACACGTCTCCGCAAGAAGTTCTCAGAACTTTTCCACGATTTACTAAAAACTCAATTAGTTCTTAAAGGTATTATCTCCATTGAAGAGTGGGATGATATGTCAGAACACATACAGTATGATTTCGTTGCTGATAATTACTTCAGTGAACTAAAAGATCAAGAAATTCTTAACGAAAGATTGAATCTTGTTAATGTTATGGATCCTTTTGCGGGTCGTTACTTCTCTGTTGAGCACATACGTCGCAAGATCTTACGTCAGTCTGACAGTGAGATTAAGGAGATTGATAAGGCAATCAAAAAAGAAATCGCAAGTGGTCAACTTCCAGACCCTGCTTCAATCGATCCTGTTACTGGTGAACCCATTGCAGGTGGTGGAATGGAGCAACCAATGGAAGAACCTACTGAGGATATTACCTCAACAGGTGTCGAGGCAGTCGCTCCGCAAGACTATAAACGCGGAGAATTCTAAATAGTATTAATTGAGGAATTAATTATGCCTAGCATTGGAGCTATGGAAATCGTCAATAAACTTTTTTCTGGATCAAAAGATGTCAGTACAGAAGTTAATGACGCGATGAATACAATGACTGTTGCTGCTTTAGAAAAGCAAAAAACAGAAATTGCTAAAAACTTTCTGAACGAACCAGAGGAAACACCTAATGAAACTGATAACGGAGAAGGTTGAAGATGTAAAAGTTCTTACTGAAGAAAAAAATGGTAAGAAAAGACTTTACATCGAGGGAACTTTTTTACAAGGAGAGATCAAAAACCGTAACGGAAGAATGTATCCATTGAGTACACTTGAACGCGAAGTGTCTAAATATAATGAGCAGTACATAAAAAGCGGTCGCTCTTTGGGTGAATTAGGTCATCCAGATGGTCCTACTGTAAATTTAGATCGTGCATCACACTTGATTACTTCTTTAGTGCAGGAAGGCAATAACTTTAGAGGTCGTGCTCGTATTCTCGACACACCAATGGGTAACATTGCTAAGAACTTGCTTGATGAGGGAGTCAAACTTGGAGTTTCTTCACGTGGTATTGGATCACTTAAGGAAACTAATGGTTGCAAAATAGTCGCTGATGACTATATGCTTGCTACAGCAGCAGACATCGTTGCCGATCCTTCCGCACCTGACGCTTTTGTCAATGGTATTATGGAAGGAAAAGAATGGGTTTGGACAAATGGCATCATAAAAGAGTCAGAGATTGCCAACATTAAGCGTGGGTTAGACAATGCCCCCAACTTTAAAGTACTAGAAGAAAGGAAACTTTCCGCGTTTTCTTCGTTTCTAGGAACTTTATAATTATAAATAATTGTTAGAAAACTGTATTAAAGTTAACAAGGAGACACAAATGTCCGCAGATGAAAAAGTTATGACACCCGAAGATTCTAAGCAGGAAGTCACCGAAGCAAAATTTGACGGTGCTGTATCTGATCAGTCTACTTTAGGTGCAGTTCAAGATCTTGGAGGTCCTACTCCAATGAACTCGAAACCTGATGATGAGTCAAACAAACTCAAGACTGGTGGTGGTCCAACAGCGACTGCTCCAAAAACAAAACCTTCTGATGCTAGTCCTCAGAAGCACGAGTCTGTTGAAGCAGAAAACGCAGAAGGCGAAGGTCTAATTGAAATAGACTTATCCGCTGATGTAGCAGCACTCACAGAAGGTGAAGAACTTTCCGAAGAATTCAAAGCAAAAGCAACTACTATTTTTGAAGCAGCAGTTGTCTCTCGTTTGAATGAAGAAGTAGCAAAGATCCACGAGGATTATGCTACTACTATGTCTGAGGAAGTCGAAAAAGTTAAGACAGAACTTGCTGAAAAGGTAGATGAATATCTTACCTATGCTACTCAGCAATGGATCGACAGCAACCAACTCGAAGTTGAGAATGGTCTCAAAGCAGAGATCGCAGAGTCAGTTGTTTCTGGTCTTAAAAAGGTTTTTGTTGAGAACCACATTGAGGTTCCCGACGAAAAAGCAGATGTTGTTGACGCAATGACTGCTGAATTAGATAATATGGAGACAAAACTCAACGAGCAAATTGAAGCTAACGTTGAACTTACTAAAATAGTAGGTACCTTTACAAGAGATGGGATCGTGAACGAGGTAGCAGAGGGACTTGCTTCTACTGAGAAGGAGAAGTTATCCAAACTTGCCGAGGGTGTTGAGTTTAAAGATGAAGAGTCATTCCGCAATAAGGTGGCAACTCTTAAAGAGAGTTACTATCCTAGCAAACCTGCTACACCAGTAGCAGACACGATTGCAGAGGATGCAAAACCTGTTGTGGATTCAGATATGACTGAAAGTATGACACGCTACGTGGATGCTTTACGTCGTTGGACTAAGTGAATTCAACCCTAAAAATCAATTAAAAACACATTTTTTCCTGGAGGGAAAAACAAGCAAATGTTTAATTCTGAACAGTTGCAGGAAAAGTGGAACCCTATCCTTGATTGTGATGGTATCGATGGTATCAAAGACAATTATAGAAAGGCAGTTACCGCTGTACTGCTAGAAAACCAAGAGAAATTCCTACGCGAAGAAGCAGGAATTCTAACTGAAGCATCACCAACTAACTCTACTGGATCCACTTCTGGAGCAGCAGGTTTTAGTGCAGGTGCTACAGCAACTGGTCCTGTTGCAGGTTTCGACCCAGTTCTAATCTCATTGATTAGACGTTCAATGCCTAAGTTAATCGCTTATGACATTGCGGGTGTACAACCTATGACTGGTCCTACAGGACTCATCTTTGCGATGAGATCAAGATACGGAACTAACCGTGCATCTGGTTCTGAAGCGTTCTTTAACGAAGCAGACTCACAGTTCTCTGGAACTGACGCAGCACAGACTTCTGGTTTCGGATCACAAGGATCTGCACAAGCAGGTTCAAACCCAGGTCTACTTAACGACTCTGGTACATTTACAAACGGTACAGGAATGAGAACCGATGAGTCTGAGACTCTAGGTACTGGTTCTAATGCCTTCGCTGAAATGAACTTCAGTATTGAGAAAGTTACTGTGACTGCTAAGTCCAGAGCACTCAAGGCAGAGTACAGTTTAGAACTAGCACAGGATCTTAAAGCAGTTCACGGTTTAGACGCTGAGTCTGAATTGGCAAACATCCTATCAACTGAAGTCCTTGCTGAAATCAACAGGGAAGTTGTTAGAACTGTTTACAAGATTGCAAGACCTGGTGCACAGAACAACACTGCTACCGCAGGTATCTTCGACTTAGACGTTGACTCCAATGGTAGATGGTCTGTTGAGAAGTTCAAAGGACTTCTATTCCAGATCGAAAGAGATATGAATGCGATCGGGCACGAAACTCGTCGTGGAAAAGGGAACATAATCATATGTTCTGCTGACGTTGCTTCAGCACTTTCTATGGCAGGTGTACTTGATTACACTCCTGCTCTACAAGGTAACAGTAACCTACTTCCAGATGATAATTCCTCAACACTTGCAGGAACATTAAACGGAAGAATCAAGGTTTATGTTGACCCATATTCAGCAAACGTAAGTGACAGACACTTCTACGTTGCAGGATACAAAGGATCTTCTGCATATGATGCAGGATTATTCTACTGTCCATATGTTCCTCTACAAATGGTAAGAGCAGTTGGTCAGGATACCTTCCAACCAAAAATTGGATTTAAGACAAGATACGGTCTTGTTGCAAACCCATTTGCTGAAGGTACAACTCAAGGAGAGGGAGCACTTACTGCTAACGCTAACCGTTACTACAGAAGAGTTCTTGTTGACAACCTTATGTAAGCGAGATGCTTATATATTTTCAAAGAGATCCTACGGGATCTCTTTTTTTTGTGCATAAATATAATTGGAAACACTAATATAATCAATGTCTTTTCCAACGCAAATAAGCAATAGGAATTTCCTCAGTCCAGGTGGTTTCCGTTTTACCTTAGCGAAGTATCCAAAGGTTGCATACTTTTGTCAATCTGCAAATATACCTGCTATATCAGTTGGTGAATTAACACAACCAACACCTTTCAGACCTATACCGTTTGAAGGTGTACTATCATATCAAGCATTATCATTAAGATTTTTAGTTGATGAAAATCTTGAAAACTATCTAATCATTCATAACTGGATGCGTGGACTAGGTGTACCTGAGAAATTTCAAGAAAGGCAGGACTTAATTAATTCTTCTCCTAATAATAGAACCTCTGGTATTGGTGAAAAGGAATTTGCTGATGGAACACTTACTGTATTGAATAGTAATTTTCAACCAAAATTCAATGTAGTATTTAAAGATATGTTCCCAATCTCTTTGAACACACTAGAGTTTGATGCTGCTGTATCTGACACCGATTACTTTAATTCTGTGGTAGAATTTAACTATCTACAATACGAAATCCAATCACTAGAAGGACAACGTTTGACAACATTAAAATAAAATATGGACCCACTTGAAATGATTAAGCAGTCTTGGGCAGGAGACTGTATTTTTGATGAAGACAAATTAGACTCAGAGTCATTAAAGATACCGTCTCTGCACGCAAAGTATCAAGACTTCTGGTCAAAATATTCTCTGATATTAGAAGACAATAAGAAAAAACTTAGCATCTTAAAAAGAGATAAGTATCTTTTTTATACTGGTAAAGCAGATGCGGAAGTATATAAAGAGAATCCTTTTGATCTAAAAGTATTAAAAAATGATCTCAATACTTTTATGGAAGCAGATGCAGACATACAAACTCAGCAATTAAAGATTGCATACTTTGAAACTGTTATAAATTATTTGGAAGGGGTATTGAAACAAATTAACAATAGAACCTACCACATCAAAAATGCCCTCGAACATAGACGTTTTGAAGCAGGTTTCTAATGACCACTATCACAAAGAAGAATGAAGTCTTCTTGCGAGTTGATACTGAACCACACGTTCACCAAGAATTATCAGACTACTTTACTTTTGAAGTACCTAATGCAAAGTTTCTACAGAAACAAAGAAGATATAAACATTGGGATGGAAGGATAAGATTATATTCTCCTGGAAATGGTGAGTTGTACATAGGGTTATTTGATTATCTAACTGAGTGGCTTGACAAGAAAGGTTATAATTATAATATTATTCCTAACGATACTTATGGAGAACCAGATGAAACAGAAGAATATGTCACCCCTGAGTCCGTTTCAAGTTTCGTTAGATCTCTGGGTTTGCCTTTCAAGATCAGAGGATACCAACTTAGAGGACTTTATTCTGCAATCAAGCATAACCGAAGACTATTACTATCACCAACTGGGTCTGGGAAATCATTAATAATATACAGTCTCATACGATGGCATTTACAGTATGATAGACAGGTACTGATTATAGTACCAACAACTTCATTAGTAGAACAATTATTTAAGGACTTTGAACAATATGGTTGGAACGCAAGACACTACGTCAACAAAGTATATGCAGGGAAAGAACGTTATCGAGAATCTCCTGTTGTCATATCTACGTGGCAATCTATCTACAAGGAGTCTAGGTCTTTCTTTAATAGGTTTGATGTTGTTATCGGGGATGAAGCACACCTCTACAAAGCAAAATCATTAACAAAATTATTAACTAAGATGCACGGTTGTAAATACCGTATTGGTCTTACTGGTACTCTTGATGGTATGCAATGTCATCAGTTACAACTAGAAGGATTGTTTGGACCCGTAGAGAAGGTAATTAGAACTGAAGAATTACAGAAGAAAGGTTATCTATCTGAACTAAAAATAAATGTATTAGTATGTAAGCACGAGTATATTCCTTTTGAAAACTATCAGGAAGAAATAGAATACATTATAACTCATCCAAAACGTAATAAAATAATAACTTCTTTAGCAAAAGACATATCAGGTAATACTTTAATACTATTCAATTACATTGAAAGACACGGTGACGTGTTAAGAGATATGCTAAATAGTACAAAGGGAAACAAAAAACTCTTTTATATACACGGAGGAACTGAAACTTCTGATCGTGAGATGGTTAGAGAAATATGTGAAGTAACTGACAACGCAATTATTCTTGCATCGTACGGTACATTCAGTACGGGCATTAATATTAAGAACCTACATAATGTTATATTCGCTTCACCATCTAAGTCCAGAATCAGAAACCTTCAATCTATAGGAAGAGCACTTAGGAAACACGATTCCAAAGCACGTGCCTATCTTTATGACTTTGCTGATGATATTAGTAATGAGCATAATCGAAATATGACTTTGAACCATATGGTTTTTAGAATAAAAACATACAACGATGAAAAATTTGACTACTCAATCACAGAAATTAATCTAAGGAAGTAGAACAATGTCACTCAACTACGTCAAACACGAAGAAGAATTTTTAGGAGTTGCTAAACTTACTAATGGAGATGAAGTTATTGGTAAGTTTACAGTTGTAAAAGATACCGATGGTACAGATGTTGTATTCATAGTTGACCCTGCCAAAGTACATCACGGTTCTATTACTAATGGTGATAATAAAAGAACTGAGATGGTTGGATTAAAAAGGTGGATGTATTTTTCAGATGAAGAATTCTTTATAGTACCTGATAATCAAATAGTATCTCTCGCCCCGCAATCGACGGAGGCAACTATGATGTATAAAATGTTTGTACGTCAGGAGTTTAAACACCAGACTCTAGAAGATATAAAACTAGCAAATGAAGTAGCACCTGCTCCTAACCAAGGATTCTTAGGAACAGTAGATGATAATAGAAAGAAGTTTGAAGATCTATTTAAGAAACCTTTAGAGTAGTTATAACCATCCCTTGAACCCTTACAGAGTTATTGTACGTAATATTTCATCTCTTGTCAACCCCCTGGCATAATTTATGATTATATGTTAATATAAGTACAACCTCACAAGGCAGTATGCCAAGAAAAAGAGCAAAGAGTCAACACTATGTTGATAACAAAAAATTTTTAGAAGCACTTATCAATCATAAAGAAAGGGTAAAACGTGCAGCGTCTCAGGAAAAATCCAAACCAAGGATACCAGAGTACGTAGGAGATTGCTTTTTAAAAATCGCGACGCACCTATCTTATAGACCAAACTTCATTAACTATATGTACAAAGAAGATATGGTTTCAGATGGGATAGAGAACTGCGTTCAATACATTGATAACTTTGATCCTAACAAATCTAAAAATCCTTTTGCTTATTTTACACAGATAGTTTACTTTGCTTTCTTAAGAAGAATAGCAAAAGAGAAAAGACAACAATCAATCAGAGAAAAAATTATAGAGAAGTCTGGTTTTGATCAGATCTTTCATACTGATGGTGATGTAGATGTGGCAGCACTCAATAATATTAAGACACGTATTGAAATGAATAACAAGTATCAATGATACCAAACGATTTACATTATGATATAATCTTTTCTGATTTTATGATGTCATCAAAGATAGATGTATCCTTAGATAAACTTAAGGAAGAAATCTATACTTTAAAGAATGAACTAACTCATAGTTGTACTAGGTCAGGGAGAAATAGTTTTCAAACTAACTGGGTATATCATATGCCTTTTGATGAACTTACAAAATTAAAAGAACAGATTATTGAATTTGCAAATTACTTTTCTAAGATGATGAGTTATGATATGGTGGTGGATGAATGTTCCTACTGGATAAATGTAAATCCTCCATACGGTCATAACATAATTCATACTCACGGAACGTGTGAACTCGTTGGTAACTTCTATGTACAAACTGGAGAAGAGACAGGAACATTAGAGGTTGTGCGAAACGATGGTTCGGTGTATAATAAAATAGGTAAACTCAATAGCACTTTTAAATGTGAGTGTGAAGAGGGTAGATTTTATATGATGCCAGGTCATCTGTGGCATTATGTTTCCGAGAACAATTCAGATGGAGACAGGATTTCTGTTTCCTATAATATAAGATTAAAATGAAACTAACTCAAGAACTAATTGACCAGATACAAGAAGCAATGCTACACACCAAGAAAGATGGTAGTATTAATTGGAAAGATGATGACGATGTTGTAGTACAGTTGGCAGGGACATTTGCTGCTGATAGGTTCATTGTTATTAAGAACAGGTCAAAGAACCCAGTAATTTCTGCTGCTAATCATCCATACTTTAATTATGAGAAGAAGGTCTTTACAAAAGATGGTAGAGAGGAGTATATGAAGAAGGAGAAGAAATGAAGATTCTTCTTATTACAGATCAGCACTTTGGTGCAAGAAATGATAACCCAGTATTCCTAGGTAAGTTTAAACAATTCTATGAGCAAATTGTTTTTCCTTATATTGATAGGAATAATATAGATACTGTATTTTGTTTAGGAGATACGTTTGATAAACGTAAGAGTATAAACTATCTTTCACTAGAGTCTACTAGAAATATGTGGTTCAAACCTTTACAGGATAGAGGTATCAAGATGTATATGTTGATTGGTAATCACGACATATATTTTAAGAATACACTCAGGGTAAACGCTTGCGATCATTTACTTAAAGAATATCAAAACTTAGAAGTTATAAAAGAACCTACAGAATTAGTTTTAGATGATAGAAAATTTTTAATGCTTCCTTGGATTTGTGATGATAACAAACAAAAGATCTACGACACAATAGTAGATACAGATGCCACTGCTTGTATGGGACATCTAGAACTAGCAGGGTTTGAAGCACTTCCTGGAGTTCGTATGGAGCACGGTGAAGATCCTGAGAGGTTTTCTAAGTTTAAATTAACTTGCACAGGTCATTTCCATCACAGATCAAGACAAGATAATATAATGTATCTCGGTAATCCGTACCAACTTTACTGGAATGACTATGGTGCTGTTAGAGGTTTTCACGTCCTAAATACTGATGACTTAAGATTAACATTCATTCAAAATCCTTTTAATATATTTGAAAAAATATTTTATGATGATACTAATAATGATTATGAAACACTACCAGACCATAAAGAATTGGTAGGAAGTTATGTAAAGATAGTAGTTCAACAGAAAGATAATCAAAAATTATTTGATCGCTATGTAAAACATTTACAAGACGTTGGTGTAGCAGATTTAAAAATTATTGAAGATCTAACTCTTGAAGCAGTTGAGGTAGATGAGTCTATAAAATTAGAAGACACTATGACTATCTTAGAAACTTATGTTAATGAATTAGAAGATCATATTGATAAAAAGAATATTGTTAAAATTGTTAAATCACTTTACCTTGAGGCACTTAACGTCTAATGTTTGTACTTACCGATAAAGCAACTGGAGGAGTCTACGCTGTCACAGATGACGAGAAAGATGAAAAGGTTGTGCAAATTTTTGTTGACAAAGATGATGCAATACGTTATTATACACAGTTGGAGGCATTAGATTATAATAGACCTTTGCTAATTCTAGAGTTAGATGAGGAGCAAGTCAGACAAAACTGTGTCAACCACGGTTATATGTATTGTATAATTACTCCAAACGATCTCGTTACACCTCCCTCTGATCTTAAATTATGATTGTATTTGAAAAACTTCGTTGGAAGAATTTATTATCTACAGGCAATCAATTCACAGAATTTAATTTATCCGACACTAGATCAACTCTAGTGATAGGTGGTAATGGCACAGGTAAATCTACAATGCTTGATGCTTTGACCTATGGATTATTCAATAGACCCTTCCGCAAAGTCAGTAAGGGTCTTTTAGTCAATTCAATTAATGATAAAGACTGTGTAGTAGAGATAGAATTTTCAGTAGGAACTGTTAAGTATAAAGTAGTTCGTGGTATGAAACCTGCTATTTTTGAGATATATCGTAATGATGCGTTGTTAGATCAAGATGCTGCTAGTAGAGATTATCAAAAATACTTAGAACAATCTGTACTTAAACTTAATTACAAATCATTTACACAAGTGGTCATACTAGGGAGTAGTACATTTGTTCCATTTATGCAACTTGCAGCAGGACATAGAAGAGAAGTTATAGAAGATTTACTAGACATACAAATATTTTCTAATATGAATCTCTTATTAAGAGAACGTGTAAGAGATAATAATGAATCACTTAGAGACTGTGAGTATGAATTGCAGGTCGCAGAAGAGAGAGTCATTGCACAAAAAAGAATTCTATCAGCATTAACTGGTGCAAACGATGAAAGGATAGGGATATTAGAAGAACAGTTTAAAGAGAATGAAGATGGTATGATAGCAGTAAAGAATAATATTAATATGTTACAAACTAAAATGAAAGAACTAGGTGACTTTAAAACACAACTAAGTGCACTTGAATCTAAATGGGAAAGTGCAAAAACTATTGGTACTAAATTAGATACTAAGATTGAAAGAATTGAAAAGGACATACAATTCTTTAATGAACATTCTACTTGCCCTACCTGTACTCAAGATATAGATGAGTCACTTAGAAATATTAAAGTAAATTCTTTAGCAACCAAAGGTAATGAATTAGGTAAAGCACAAGACCAACTTAAGTTAGAGATTGCAAAGGTCAGATCCAAGATGGTTGAGTTCTCAGAAGCAGCAGATAACTATGTTGATATGCAAAGAGAGATACATCACCTGTTAGATAAAGAATCTAGATTAGTAAAAACTAATACTAGGATACTAGGAGAGATTAAAAACTTACACGATAAACCTAACATTGCTACAGAGAAACAAACCTTTATGCAAAGACAAGCAGAGTATGAGGTAAAGGAAGATGCCTGTGCAGAAGTATCAAGACTATCAAGTGATTATAAACTTGTAAGTAGTTTACTTAAAGATGGTGGTATCAAGTCTAAAATTATTGCTAAGTATATACCTGTCATCAATCAATACATTAATAAATTCTTATCTAATATGGATACTTATATTAACTTTACTCTTGATGAAGAGTTTAATGAAGTTATAAAGTCTCGTTATAGAGATAAGTTTTCTTATTCCTCATTCTCAGAAGGAGAGAAACAGAAGATTGATCTATCACTTCTATTTACTTGGAGACACGTTGCAAAGATGAAGAACTCTATTGCCACAAACCTTCTTATCTTAGATGAGGTATTTGATAGTTCTCTAGATAACTATGCTACAGAAGAATTATTAAAGATATTAAAAGGTTTTGGAGATGCAAACATCTTTATCATATCTCATAAAGGTGATGTATTACTTGACAAATTTGAAAAAACAATTAAATTTGATAAGGTAAATAACTTTTCTAAATGTGGAGAGATAGAATGAATTGTTGGCACTGCGGACCAGATGTACAATTAATCTGGGGAGGAGACTTTACTGGAGAAGATTATTGTAATGATGAAATTTCTATAGTCAGTAATCTTTCTTGTCCTAAATGTGGATCATATGTTGAGGTTTATTTACCAAAGGATGAATTTAGACCATAATGTTTGACACTCCCTATTACAGAGGAAATGATGAGTTTAAAATGCACCATCAGTTCCAGAAACATCTACATAGTAGAAGGGATGAATTTTGTGTGCCAGATAATGCTTTCAATGGAACTGGATATTCTACAATAAGATCAGACAATCGTATTCACTTAGAGTATCCTGAGTTTGGTTCATATCTTAATGAAGCAATCTCAAAGTATGATGATAAACTAGAATGTACCCACGCTTGGGTTAATATAAATCCACCAGGATCATATCAAACCAGACACAACCACGCTTGTTGTGATATGGCAGGTACATACTATGTGACAGTTCCAGATGCAGACTCAGGTAACATACAATTTTATAATCCATCACCTACAGTAGAAGCAATGATGATACATCAACCATATCATTGTTCCACCCATCTTCACATACCTACAGAGAAAGACATCCTGATCTGGCCAGGGTTCTTGGACCACGAGGTAACATATAATTATTCAGATGAAGAAAGATGGAGTATTTCGTTTATGTTATCCTTAAGTCACCTAGATAGATTAGAAAGATTTCCATCTATGTTAGTCTATGATTGAAAGGTTTACAAATAACAGCGAGTGGTTGGACAAACTGATAAACAAACTGGAAAAGGACAATGCAACTCCCGAACTGGCAGCATCACTCGAAGAAGAAACAAAAGAGGACATTAAAACCTCAGAAACTTCGTCAAGCAAGAAAGAGACGTAGACAGTTGATAAACCGTCTACTAAACGCTTCCAAACAGTCTGGGAGCGTTTATAGTATGTACATACGACACGAAAAAAAATGACTGTAAACACTGGAGTAAAAGGAACACTTGCAAAACTACTTGCTACAGAAGACCTTGTTGTTGAGCACAAGACCTGTGAAACTGCATCCTTTGATGTTGCTCGCAGAGTTCTTACATTACCTAACTGGGAAAAAGCAACCGAAGAAGTATATGATCTTTTAGTAGCACACGAAGTAGGACACGCACTGTTTACACCTAACAGACTATGGGATGAATTACCTTGCCCTAAGTCAATCATCAACGTAACAGAAGATGCACGCATTGAGAAGTTGATGAAGAGAAAGTATGGTGGTCTTCCAAAAACATTTTATAGAGGATACAGAGAACTAGATGCTATGGATTTCTTTATGATTCCTGATGATCAAGATGAGATCAATCTAGTTGACAAAATCAATCTTCACTTCAAGTCAGGTGCATTTACTCCTATCGATTTTGCACCAGAGCACGAGTATCTTGTAGACCTTACAGGTAATGCAGAAACATTTGAAGATGCAATAGAAGCAGCAGTAGAAATCTACAAAGTAATGCAAGAGATTGAAGAGCAGAAAGAACAAGAAAAAATAGGTGAGTCAAATGATGAGAACCAAGAAGGTGGTCAAGGTCAAGTTGAAGACGGAGAGAGTATGGACTTTGAAGAAACTCCAGATCAAGAGATCATCAATCCAAATCAACCTTGGGACAAAGGAGAGCAGGTACAGCAAGAAGGTCAAGTTCCATCAGGAACCAGATCAGGTGGTGTAGACTATGACCCATTCCAATCACAAACTGATGACGCATTTACTCAGGGAACAAAAGATCTAACAGAGGAACCACGTTACGGTCGTGAGAATGTATATGTTGAATTACCTAAGAACCTAAATCCTGATCACTTTATAGTTGGTGCAGATTATCTTCTTAAAGTAAATCAAAATCATTTCTCTGTAGAAGGTGATTTAAAAGAAGAGGGTAGAAAAGAATCTTATGACAGAACTGTTGAAGAGTACAATAACTTCTACAAGAAATCACAGAAAGAAGTAAACTATCTTGTAAAAGAGTTTGAGTGTAAGAAAGCAGCAACATCATATGCTCGTGCTAGAACTTCTCGTACAGGTGTTCTTGATACATCTAAACTACACACATACAAGTTTACTGATGACATCTTTAAGAAAGTAACTGTACTTCCAGAAGGTAAGAACCACGGTATGATCTTCCTATTAGATTGGTCAGGTTCTATGTCTTCTAACATAAGAGAAACTACAGAGCAAGTTATCCAACTATCTTGGTTCTGTAAGAAAGTCAACATCCCATTTGATGTCTACGCATTTACTAATGATGGATTTGCTTCTTCTTATAGAATGGATGTCAATGGTATTCAACCAGATGATGACTATCCACATAGAGAAAAGACTTTACACGAACCTGTTATAGGTGAGTTTGCTCTTGAGAATGGTTTCACATTACTCAATGTAGTATCTTCTACTCAGAAGAAAAAGCAATTTGAAGCATCACTTATGTACCTTTACATCAATGCTACTGCTAACAACTTCAGAAGTTACTATAGTTTCAAAAATGGTTTCGCTGTAAGTTTTACAGCAGCACCAGGATTTAATCTATCAGGTACACCTTTGAATGAAGCACTTGTATTGATGAGACCAATTATAAAAGCATTCAGCAAAAGAGTAGACAAACTTACATTATGTGTTCTTACTGATGGTGAAGGACAATGCTCTTCTTACTACAGTGAGTTACATCAATACAACAATCGTCCATATGCTAATTCTCTAGGTTACAACTGTTTCCTTAGAGATCGTAAACTAGGACGTACCTATGAGAAGTTTGATGGGTCTGATCAAGTTACACAGGTTCTCCTCCAGAACCTACGTGAGACATATCCTATGCTTAATGTTATTGGATTCCGTTTACTTGGTTCACGTGATGGACATTACTTCTTCTCCAGAGCATTTGAGTATGATACAGTACCAATGGAGAAAGCACAGAAGGCATACAGAAAGGATAAGTATGTTGCCCTCACAAACACTGGATACAATAAGTTATTCGTTATGCCATCTAACAATCAGAATGATACAGAAGAACTATGGGATGACATTAAGGAAGATTCCACACGTGCAGAGATTACTAGGACATTTAAAAAGATGTTCAAGAACAAGAAGTCTAATAAGAAGATGCACAACTCATTCATAGAGACAGTTGCATAACCAATTATATTAGTGTCACACAACCCCCTTTCAAGGGGGTTTTTTATTGGTATATTATATACATAGACACAAGACAAACAAATGCCTTTCACAACTGCAATTCCTGTGACCACACCTGATATAGTCACATACCTAACAAACAACTTTGGCAATGAAGTATCTGTCAAAGAACTTTTATCTGCTGCTGATAAGTTTCATTGTTCACTAGCAACAATCAAGAAACGTCTTAAGACTTATAAGGTTGCCATTGGTAAGTGGAACTTATCTGTTAAAGAACTAGAGCAAACATTCAAAGCACCTGCTGCTACACCTGCTGTTCAGCAAGTACAATCTGTTCCTCGTTCAGAGCAAATACTTGTTCCAGATGTTGACCCTAACTATGTTCCTTTTGGTAACTTCAATGCTATCAAAAAGATTATCAGTTCAAAAGTTTTCTATCCTACATTCATCTCTGGTCTATCTGGTAACGGTAAGACATTCGGTGTAGAACAAGCGTGTGCTCAACTCAAAAAAGATTTTGTAAGAGTTAACATCACAGTTGAGACAGACGAAGATGATCTTATCGGTGGTTTCCGTTTAGTTAATGGAGATACTGTATGGCACAATGGTCCAGTTATCGAAGCACTTGAGAGAGGTGCTATCCTTCTCCTTGATGAGATTGACCTTGCATCAAACAAGATACTTTGCTTACAATCTGTACTAGAAGGTAAAGGTGTATTCCTTAAGAAACTAGGTAGGTATGTAAAACCTGCTAATGGATTCAACATATTTGCTACAGCAAATACAAAGGGTAAAGGTTCTGACGATGGTAGATTCATCGGTACCAATGTTCTTAACGAAGCATTCCTTGAGAGATTTGCTATCACATTAGAGCAAGAGTATCCAACAGTTACTGTCGAGAACAAGATTCTTACTAAGATTGCTGATGATCTAAACATCAACGACAAAGACTTTGTATCTCGTCTATGTGATTGGGCACAGGTTATTCGTAAGACATTCAACGATGGTGGTATTGATGAAGTCATCTCTACTCGTAGACTTGTACACATTATGCGTGCATTCTCAATCTTCAAAAAGAAAGAAGATGCAATCAAGTACAGCATCAACAGATTCGATGATGAGACTAAGCAAGCATTCTTAGAACTCTATGATAAGATAGATGTTGACTTCCAAAAGGAAGACTGATATACTAAGGGGGTATAAACCCCCTTTTATAATGTTCAAGTATGAAGAGGATAAAATCCTTAAAGAAATTTACAAGTACATTGAAAAGACCTACGAAGGTCATTATTCAAATGGACAAGTACAAACTCTTGACATTATAGATTCGGTTGGTGACGCTGAAGCATTCTGTAGAAGTAACATTCTAAAGTATGCTTCTCGTTACGATCGCAAGGGAACAGCAAGAAAGGACATTGTTAAAATCGTTCACTATGCTATACTCTTATTACACTTCTCTGATAAGTCCGAAAACAATGACCCAAGTTAAATTAACTAAATCAACATTCAACACGCTTAAAAATTTTGCAACGATCAACAAATCTATTGTTATCAATCCTGGTTCTAAAATCCGTACGATTAGTGTTAACAAAAACATATATGCTTCTGCTGAGATCGAAGAAGTTTTTCCTACACAAGTCCCCATTTATGACCTCGGTGTATTTCTCTCTGGTCTCTCATTGTTTGAAAACCCTGTCTTCGATTTCAGTTCAGACAGTAAGGTTATCATCAAAGACGAGTCAGGTGCAGAGTCGAACTTCTTCTACAGCGACCCCGAACTCGTAGTACAACCTCCTAAAGACGGTGTTAAATTACCTGACACTAAGACAGTTAAGTTTAATCTAAAACCAAAAGTCTTAGATGATCTATTACGTGCAGCATCGGTTTATGCAGTTCAAGACTTATGTTTATATTCTAGAAACGGTCAGTTAGTATTAACTGTATGTGATAAGAAGAATGAAACATCTAACAGTTACGAAGTACCTGTAGGTACAACATCAGAAGAAGATCTATGTTATTGTTTTAAGGTAGAGAATCTTAGGTTGCAACCAGAAGAGTATGCTGTTACAATATATGATAATAGATGTGCTCTATTTGATGCAGTTAATCGTGACCTGCAATACTTTATCGCTCTTGAACCACAATGAAACTTAAGAAACACGACACTCCAAAACCAACAGAAAATCCAGAACAACTGTTGGCAAGATTTGAGAAACGTATCAAACAACTCAATGCTAGAAAGGATGAGTTGCAAGGGTGGTACGATGAGTATGTTAAACTAGAACAAGATTTAACTAGACTACAGGGATCTGTTGATGCAGTTACTTACATTGCTACTGGTGCTTTACCAGGAGACGGAAACCACGGTGGTATGAAAGATCATAAACCTACTAGACATTCTAAGATAGATGCACTAGACTAAAGGTATGAACATATTCGTTACCGATCCTGATCCTGTTGTTTCTGCACAGGTTCTACCTGACAAACATATTGTCAAAATGCCACTAGAAACTTGTCAAATGCTTTCTATTGTTGCATCAGAAAAATGGGGACACGGTTTCGGTTCATTACCTAAACTAAATGGTGAACCTTATAAAACAGAAAAGGGTGCATTTCGTAATCACCCTTGTACTGTTTGGTCACAGATTAATTTCCGTTGGTTAATAGAACACGGTCTTGCATTGTGTGCAGAATATACACACAGATATAACAAGACTCATAGTTGTCAACATACTATCGAGTATGCTGATAATATATTTCCAAAAGCGTACACTAAACCCACGCATTTTGTTAGAGCAATGTATGATGAGTTTAAGTACGATACTAATATTGATACTTTCACTGCGTACAAAAGATATATTGCATCTAAACCTTGGGTGTGCGATAATTATCTACGTGACCCTCAACGCAAACCTTCTTGGATTACATAATGAGTAACTTTTTATGGGTAGAAAAATATAGACCCAAAACCATTGATGATTGTATTCTTCCAGAAAATATAAAAGATGTTTTAAATAAATTTGTAGAGAAAGGAGAACTTCCTAATCTATTATTATCAGGTCCTCCTGGGATAGGAAAGACTACTGTTGCCAAAGCAATGTGTGAACAGATTGGTGCAGACTATTATGTAATCAATGGATCTGATGAAGGTAGATTCTTAGACACTGTTAGAAACAATGCAAAGAATTTTGCATCTACTATGTCTCTAGCATCTTCTGCAAAACATAAAGTAATTATTATAGATGAAGCAGATAATACTACTCACGATGTTCAACTTCTATTAAGAGCATCTATAGAAGAGTTTAGTAGTAACTGTAGATTTATTTTTACTTGTAACTATAAGAATAAAATACTTGAACCATTACATTCAAGATGTAGTGTTATTGATTTTTCTATCACAGGTAAAGAGAAGCAAACTATCGCAGCAGAATTTTTTACTAGCATCAAATCTATACTAGATAAAGAGCACGTTGATTATGAACCTAAAGTTCTTGCTGCATTAGTACAGAAATATTTTCCTGACTTTAGAAGAACTTTAAATGAACTACAAAGATATTCTTCTATTGGAAAAATTGATACAGGTGTTCTTGCAGTTCAACAATCAACTAATCTAAATGATCTAGTATCATATTTGAAATCAAAAGAGTTTACAAAAATGCGTAAGTGGGTTGTATCTAATTTAGATAATGATCCTAATTCTATTATGAGAACTATCTACGATTCTTTATATGATCATCTACAACCTGCAAGCATACCTCAAGCAGTTTTGATTATTGCTGAGTATCAATATAAAACTGCATTCGTTGCAGATCAAGAAATAAATCTAGTAGCATTTCTCACAGAAATGATGATGCAATGTCAATACAAGTAGGATATGTTCCTAACCATATAGCAGACTTTATCTATGAGGTCTTGTGTAGAGATAATACCTTTCCGTGGTTCTACCAAGAAAAGACTTCATTCTATAATGGCACTGCTGAAGTATTACAACTAGATGGATACGAAGAGCATCCATATTTTGCACATACTATTGTCACTGACAATCAGATAAAGTCAAACGCATATGATATAGTCTTCGATAAACTATGGAAGTATATGGTAAAGAATGTTGATGGAGATTTTGGTGAGTTGATTCGTGTACGTGCAGCAAAGACTATGAAGAATAAAGTCCCACCTACACAACCACACGTTGATGCACCTTTTAGACATTGGGTTATGATTTACTATGCTGATAATAGCGATGGTCCAACAGTAATATATAAAGAGAAGTATGGTGAGAATCCTGACAAGGTAAGAGTCAAACAATACATTGATCCTGAGAAAGGTAAATATGTTATCTTCAATGGACACAAGTATCACTCTGGTAATGCACCTAGGAAACATTCTTCAAGAACAATCTTGAACATTAATTATTATGGAAACACACAACTTCTTCCCAGTTAAATTTTATTCATTTGATAATGAAGATCTAGTACAACCTACTTTACAGACCCTTATGGAATGTGAACGTGGGTTATTTAATATTCCAAATACTGTAGAGACTACTAAAGGTGATTTATTTGAGAGAGAAGAATTTTCAGATGTACATAAATGGTTTGAACAATGTTTGAATGAGATAAAGACTGAGGAACAATTACAATTTGAGGGTGACTTCAAGGTCTGTATGTCTTGGGGAAATGTAAGTGGACCTGATAGTGGTGGTTGTCATCAAGCACATAGGCATCCGTTTGCATACCTGTCTGGTATCTATTACCTCACAGAAGGGTCTCCTACGGTCTTCCAGGACCCTCTGACACCACGTACGATGAATCAGTTAGAAATCATCAGTGGAACATATGAGAATGCTGTAGCAATAGAACCAACTGTAGGTCAACTATTGATCTGGCCAAGTTGGATGATTCATTGGTCTGTACCACATCACGGTCCAGAACCACGTGCTGTTATTGCTTGGAATGCTCTACCTGATGGTGGTATTAACTTTGGTCCTTATGGACAGAATATGGTAAACCTAAAAGTAAACTAATGATCCTATCTCCTTTCGGTCCTAAAATTTATAAAGGTACAATAGAAGAAGACGTAAGGTTAGATCTATTGAGATATGCTTTTGATGCAGAACCATCACAAGATGCGTCTGGAATATTAGCAGGTCAATTAGAAGAACAGTATTACATCTATCCTAGTAAACGTGATCTAGATGAGTTACGTAAACATATTGGTACATATACTAATCAAAACTATATTGATATAGAACCTATATGGGTAAATTTTCAACGTTCAGATGATTGGCAACCTGTACATAATCACGCAGGTGAATTTAGTTTTATAGTTTATGTGGATATTCCACCTGGAATGTATGATGAACCAGAGATAGCAGGTTCTATTGTGTTTACATATGGAGAACAGTTACCATATTCAAACTGTCAGTTCGGTCCAATCAAACCACAGGCAGGTGACATTTATATTTTTCCTGCTTGGTTAAAACATTATGTGTATCCCTACAAATCTACTGGACAAAGAGTATCAGTTAGTGGTAATATAATAACAAAATTCAATTCATAATGAAATCATTGAAGACTCCTCTTAGGTACCCTGGTGGAAAGTCAAGAGTAGCACCAATGCTCGTGGATAAGATGCCACGTATGACTGAATACAGAGAACCTTTTCTTGGTGGTGGTTCCACTGCTATAGAATTTACAAAAAAATATAGAGATATACCTGTATGGGTAAATGACTTATACGTTCCTCTGTATAATTTTTGGACTATCTTACAAGAAGATTCTGATACTTTATCTGATGCCTTGATGGGGTTGAAGATCAATCACGATACTCCTGAGAAAGCAAGAGAACTATATCACGCAGCAAAGACTAGAGTTAATGATCCTGATATATTTTTGTCTGCTGTTTACTTCTGGGTAATGAATAAATGTTCTTACTCAGGTCTAACAGAGAACTCATCATTCTCACCACAAGCATCAGTACAAAATTTTACTAAGAAAGGTATTAAGAACTTACCTTACTATGGAGAACTGATTCAAGATTGGAAGATAACTAATCTAGATTATAATTCCTGTTTTGGTGGCAATGCTTTTCTTTTCTTAGATCCTCCATATGATATAAAAGATTTCTTGTATGGTGGTAAAGGTGGAACAATGCACAAAGGTTTTGATCATAGACAGTTTGCATATAATTGTGCAGAGACAACTAATGATTGGATGATTACATACAACATCAATGAAAACATTGAAGAACTATTCAAAAGTTATAATATAGAAAAATATTCTATTACATATGGAATGCAACACAGAGAAGATAATACTAGAAAGAAAGAACTTTTAATTACTAACTATAGTGTAACGTCACCACTGGAGGAACTATTCATTGATTGAGGTTATTGAAGATTTTTTTCCAAGACGTTTAATAAAGGAAGCATATTACTATCTTGACTCTTACAATGGATGGCATCATCTTGCAGATTCTCCAGAAGATGCACACGCATATACTTTAGGTAGATCATTTGATCCTCCAGAGTTTGAACCAATAGCACATAAGTTTCTAGAAATTTTAGATGTGCCAGTCAAAAAATGTTTGTATAATTGTTTTAGACACTCTGATTGTCCTAAACCTCACGTTGATTCTCAAGTACCACAAGGTATAACATATTTAATATATGTAAATCCTGATTGGAATATCGGTATGGGAGGTGAAACAATCTTTATAAATGAAGAAACTGATACTATACTAAAGTCAGTATCACCTAAAGAAGGTAGAATGATTAAGTTTCAATCTATCATTCCACATCTAGGCAGACCTCCTGTAAGGGATGCACATCCAAGACGATATAGTCTAGTCTTTCAAACACACCCAACAGATTCCTTTTCTCTCGGAGATATATTATGAGCAAACGTGACGACTATCCTTTAAAGGATTACTTAAACAGTATCAATCATACTAAAGAAAACATATTAGAACGCGAAGGTGACTGGGAAAAGAACTATCCTCCATTCATTGTAAACAAATGTCTTAGCGGATTTATAGACACAGTTCTATACGCTAATGAGATGAATGCACAGTTTAATTTAGATAAGGATCTACAATATTCCTTTTATCTAAATAGCCTTAGGAAGAAACGACGTTTCTCACCTTGGGAAAGGAAAGAGAAGATAAAAGATTTTGAACTCGTGAAGAGTTTCTTTAAATACTCTGATGAAAAGACCAAGGATGCGTTGAGGATTCTAACCAAGGATCAAATTGATTTGATTAAACTTAAAATGAATACAGGAGGCAGACAATGAGCGACGAGAATGTCGAAATTTCTTGGAGTCCTGAGCAAATGGTGGAGGTGACTTTACGTCAACCTGATGATTTCCTCAAGGTAAGAGAAACACTAACAAGAATTGGAGTTGCTTCTCGCAAAGAGAAAAAACTTTTTCAGTCTTGCCACATCTTACATAAGAAGGGTAAGTATTACATAGTTCACTTTAAAGAACTATTTGCACTTGATGGTAAGCACTCTAATCTAACAAATAACGATGTACAACGTAGGAATCGTATTACAAAGTTACTGTCTGATTGGGGTTTAGTAGTAATGGTAGATGAAAGTAGAGTCGAAGATATAGCACCTTTAAATCAAATCAAAGTAATTTCTTTTAGAGATAAGAAGGAGTGGATCTTAGAATCTAAATATAACATTGGTAAAAAGAAAACAACAGAGGAAACTTAATGTACGAAACGGATGAATTGGGAGATGCGGTAAGAGAATTTGCTAAGAGGATTGAATTTGTATGTGCAGCAGAGATGGGTGGAAAGTTAACACAGGAAAAAGCATATGAAAGAATAAAAACTGAGTGGAAGTATCTTAAGAAATCTAGAAAATTTTTGCAGTCTAAATAGGGTTAGTAACCCCACAGTATAATGGCAGAAGCAGTTAAAAAAGAAGAACCTAAAAAGAAAGGTCTCCTCGGTAAACTGAAAGAAGCGACAGAAGATAAGGAAGAACAACTCGCTATTCTTAGTACATTTGTTCGTCTTGGAATTTTGGTTTGGGCAGGTGGAATATTAACATTAGCGTATGTTGAGTTGCCATCAGCACTTAAAATTCCTAAACAAGATATGGATCCAACTTTCATAGCTTCGGTCTTCACAGGAGTTTTAGCGACCTTTGGTGTCTCCGCAGGAGGTAAGAAAAAGAATGGTGACGCATCTGCTGCACCACAGATTACCAAGAAAGATATGGAGTTCTTGATTGAGAAAGCATCAAACGTTGCTCCAGGTCAGACTATAAGAATAGAGTCACCTGCATTTAAAATAGTTGGGGATGATAAGAAATGAAATGGTTTAGTCTAGGTCTAGGTGCCTTATTGGGTGTATCCCATATAGGGATGATTGGTATGATAGCATCTAGGAAAACTTATCCTGTCATACATCCACCTGTTGTAACTCCTTATACATCATACGTTGTATCCGCAGATAAAAATGGATACAAGATGAGTTACGTTGGAAATGATCCAAAGACAATGTATAAGACATCTAAGATCAATGAGAAAGGTGGTTTCTTAGGATTAGCGAATGAGACTAAAGAGATAGTAGAAGAATATACAATGGACGGAGATGTACATATACAAAAATTTCAACAAGGTCAAACAGACCCTGTTGCCAGTAACAAAAGCGAAGCGTGTATCGAAGCGGTCGGTGCTGCAAAAGGAACTGGAAGACTTGTAGGCACTAGCGTTGGTGCATCTGCTGCTCCTGCTCTTAGTGGCATTCCCTTTATTGGTTGGGTTGCAGCAGGTTGGGTAGCGATGTTCGGTGGCGAACAAGGTGCAAACATTGGTGGCAATATGGCAGAGGACCTAAATAAAAATTGTTAGGAAAAAATTATGTGGAAATTTTTTGAATGGGCGTGGAGTCTAGATTGGGGTGAAGGTTTTGCTTTACTCGCAGTTCTATTTGTATTTTACTATGGTAAGAAATGGATAGACAATAAGTTTGGTTCTATCAACCAGAAGCAATCAAAACAACTCAAGAGAATAATTAGAGAAGCAATCGATGAGTCAGAGTTAATCAAATGATATTCTGGATTGGTTTTTTTATAATGTTCTTCAACGAAGGATTCGTGATGATGCGTCACGTGTCACCGTGGTTCGCAAAACAAAGAGAAAGAGTCATTAACAAATTGGGAGACAAACTGTGGTATCGTCTTCACGGTACGTTAGATTATACTTGGATCGGACTTGTAACACTTGGTCTGATAGTAAATTCTAATAGACTGATACACATATCAGCACTAGCAATTTTTTGGATTGGTTCTTTCGTAGTATTTTATTTACCGAGATGGAAAAGAAAAAGACGTTATTTAAATTTGAAAAACAATTTGGGAAAGGAGTAGATCCTTGGTATGCCAAGATGGAAAGATGGGCAAAGAAACAAAGGTTTCCTATCAATCATCTTTTACTAGGTCTTGTAGCATATCTTAAAGAAGAATGGATAGAGCAGAAGATAGAGAACACAATGGAAGACGTGGATAAACAGGTAGAACAGATTAAAGAAGACTGGGATGCTGAAGAACGTGAACAGTTTGGAGTGATAAATAGTTCACCTTCTGAAGTGAAGGGTTTAAACAACTTTGAAATTAATTACAATGCAAAAGATCATTAATGTACTCGCTATTTCGTCTTTCGTTATATCTGGTGCCGTTGTCGGTACTGGGATATACGTTTTTGTCAACAAGGCATCAATCATTGATGGAATTAAATCTAAGGTTATGGAATCTGTTACAGGGTCTCTTCCAAACGTAATGGATCAAGCACTTCCTGACGTAACAGGATCTGTAATGCCTCAAGCACCTAAAGGATTACTTCCATAATGCCACCAGAGATTCCTAATATTATTATTAATGATCTCTTTGTACCTAACCCTTCTACAACTCCAACACCTTCTTGGATGACAGTCCCTGCGTGGCAGTTGTCTCCACAGGTCCCTGTAACAATAGAACTAGGAACACCTGTTGTAAACATTCCAGGTTGTGTTAAGGCACACGAACTCAGTAAAAATAATAAAAATATAAAAGAAGATGATCCTGATGGTACTCTCACATATTGTGATGCAGGAATGCCATCCTTTGAAACTATAGATTATAGAGAAGAGGATCTAGTATTTGAACAGGAGACTGTAGTTCCAGATGTAGTAGCACCTCCAGAACTAGAAACCCCAGAAGTAACACCGCCAGAAATACCTCCTACAGAAAAGGAGATAGAATGTCCTGCACCTAATCAACCTAGAGTAGGTGATCTAACTCAGAAAGGTGATGAGAAAGTTATAGGTCACGAAGTTCAAAACAATATCTGTGTGGTATTATATGAACCTACTAATGCAGTTGAAAAATTTTTACCGTCTACAAATCAAGCATCAGTAACAGCAGCGATTGCTGTAGTTGCAACCGCATCAGCAGCAGCAACACCTTTACTTCTAAGAGTTATAAAACCACTCATTAAAAAAGCAACCACTACTATACAAAAAAAGTTAGGTAAGAAACCTACCAAACTAACTCGTAATGATGTGATTGCTAATGAGTATAGGGCAAAGAAAGGTTTGCCCCCATTTAAAACTAAGGATTACCGATAGATATATCTTTCAACAGTTCAGCATTATTGCTTGGTATTGAATGCTTGTGGTTTGGAAGAACTCCAGGAGGATTCAATAGAACCACGTCAGCACATACACCATAGTAAGGTGAATTTTTATGGAACATTATTCCTGCCTTCATTAATTCACCACAATTTTTAAGTCTCGCGATCTCAAAGTCTAATCGCTTATTGGCAGTGAGTTGTTGTTGATATGCAACTTGTGTGACTGCTGCTGTCTTACATAACTCTTGTAGTTTCTTATCTAATGGTTTAGACCACGTTGCACTAAAACCTATTGATAGAGAATGATTATCTTTCTGACCTGTTCTTACTGGAACTTCATATAATACAACACCTGGATTGTCTGGTGCACCATCTCCTGTAACAGCACCAGTTGCATCTGTAGTACCAGTCAAGTCACGCATATCATACACTTGGTCATACCATAGAGGTTCGTAGGGACGCTGTATAGATGTACTCCCTGTGACATATGGTGTGAAGTTTAACGTTGGACCTTGACACTGTATGCCATTTCCATAAGTATTAGTTATATATGGACCCTGTAAAACCTGTATAGCTTGATTGGTCACTGAACCACTGGAATTCGCGATTGGCGATGCTGTTGCTGACACACCACCAACGGTCTCTGCACGCATAGGTAGAGCGTTAGCAGTGAGAACTGTTGCTATTATTGTTGAAATATACTTTGCGTATCTGTGACCGATTGTATTGTTGTTTCTCTTTGTATTATTGTGTGATTCGTTAATCCTGGGGATTTGTACGTCTCCGTGAACTGGAACGCTGCTCCTGGGGTTGTTATCGTGTAGTTTGGTTTGTTTGAATGGTCTAGATTTTGCCATTGCGAAGTCACTCCATTAATAGTATTAGATGAACCAGTCGCTGTGCCTGGTGATAAGGTTGTCCCATCGTGAGAAATGTTAGTCCCACTTATAGAATACTGCCAACCTGTCGCATAATCCATCGAATTTATGGTCTCCACCACCGTAGAAGTCGTTTCCGTGTGGCTAGACATCGATCCTTGAGAAAAATTTGGCACCACAGGCACTGCTATGACTGGGGTTACGCCCAAAGTCATCGTCGCAATGCCACATATGTACCATACACGTTTCATATTATATAGGTATTAATGATTAATACTTAATTCAACTGTAAATTGACCAGTTGCCTGAGTACCTGCTCCTCCACCAGTTAGTGTCATTGTTGAGGAAGAATCGATTGTACCTGCTAATGTACCTGCGGTTCCTGCTGCTGTAGAGACCTGATTACCATATGGTGACACAGCACCTGTTGTAACACTGCTTGCTAGAGCATCGCCTTCGGTAAATGACTGAGATAGCGAGAAACTTTCCCCTGCAACTGCCTGGGTCGCTGTAATCGCAGGTACCGCACCAACGCCTGATGAGACTGTCAAAGCACCAATACCATTGGTTATAGCATCGCTACCTGTACCGTATGTTGTACCTATGTTATTTCCTGAGATACTGTATGTAGTACCAATACGATTAACCTGTGTTGCTGCTGCGTTAACATTTAATTGTACACTGCTAGTCATTTTATGTGTCAAATCTGCCCTTGCAGATAATGGAGCACCCACTAATCCCATAATTATAACGAACGCTAGTTTCTTCATTGCCTTTGAAAATAGAGACTATACTGGCTATATTTATAAATAAAATTCTTTCGTAACACCCGTACAATTACCTATGGTTAACCTCCCTAGTCGTAGCAATACATATAGTGTTAAATAGTGTTGTCGCCTTACAGGGACACTATTCACACTCGCTTAAAAAGGAGAACTATTATGAGTACGCTATCTAGGTACACAGCAAATGATCTTGACTTTCTAATGGATGCTATAGAGAAAACAAGCATCGGATTAGGACCAACTCTCAAGAGATTGGATGTCACAAACGGAACTAACAGATCTTATCCACCATATAACATTATCAAAAACTCAGAAGATAACTGGGAGATTGAGATGGCACTTGCAGGATGGGACAGTGATGACATAGAAGTATCTACAGAACAAAACGTTCTAACTATTGCATCTAAGAAACAACTAACAGGTAAAGAGGAAGTTGAACCACGTAAACATTTACACCGTGGACTAGCATCTAGAGAATTTAAACAGACTTTTAACCTTGCTGATGACGTAGAGATTGGAGAAGTTCAATACAAGAACGGTCTTCTATCAATAGATTTGAGGAAAATTGTACCAGAACATCAGAAGAAAAAGGTCTTCGATATATCCTAAATTACAAACACTTGACATTAAGAAGGTATTAAGATATACTATATAATATGCTAAACAAAGGACTCGAAAGATCGTAACCCTGCGTCGAATGCAAAAGTCTTGTCGAAAGATTTTCCATCCGCAGGATTTTTCTTGCGAGAAATTAAAAACAAAAATGATTAAATCACTCTTAGCAGTAGCAGCAGTCTCTGCATTCTCAGCACCTGTATTAGCAGGTCC